GTTCCAATCGTCGTGGCGTCCGCTCATCGGGCACATCTGCGGCTGGTCTCTCGGCATCAACTATCTAGTCAGCCCAATCGCTGCTGGCTTTGGCGTCACTATCCCCCAGGCAGATATGTCGGTGATGATGCCTCTGTTGTTTGGCATGTTAGGCATTGCCGGCATGAGGTCATACGACAAGAAGAACAACACAGATACCAAGGTGCCAAAATGAAACAGAACTTTGACCAATGCCTGGAATGGCTCCTGGCTCATGAGGGCGGGTTTGTAAATCACCCTGACGATCCGGGCGGTATGACCAACAAGGGCATCACGGCACGGGTCTATCAGCAGTGGCTCTCTGAGGCGATGGATGTGGACGCGCCCATAACTGAGGATGTGATGCGTAACATCCCGGACGCTCATGTCGAGACGATCTATCGCCAGGAGTATTGGAATAGAGTCCGCGGAGATGACCTACCTTCTGGGCTCGACTGGAGCCTGTTCGATCTTGCAGTAAACGGCGGGGTTGGGCGCAGTGCGCGTATGATCCAGAAGATCATCGGGGTCAAGGTCGATGGCGGTATAGGCCCAATGACACTGGCCGCAATCAAAGAACATGACGCGGCCAGCTTGGTTGATGATATGTATTTCAAACGCCAGGCGTTTTACGAAAGGCTCAAGACCTTCCCTACGTTTGGGGCTGGTTGGACCCGCCGGAATGATGAGACGCGAGAACAGGCGCATCAACTGGCGAAGTCCTGAGAACCTGGATCGACCTCTCTGACCCGTGGGTCGAGGTGACATATCCCCTCTCCTTCAGCCTCTGGACCAGGCGATGCACTCCATGCAGTGACTTGGCGGAGTTCCCGATCCCGACAGCGATCTCACCATAGGTTGGCGTATAGCCATGCTCCTTTTGATAAGAGACGATGAAGTCCAGGACATCCTTTTGCCGCGGGGTCAAACTCATGTCATGTCTCCTAACCACTTGGCAGGGATTGTCAGCGACTTCTGACGCTCGACCCGTGCCGGCTTGGCCGGTGACACCTTCTCTGGCTGCGCCTTGAATGACCTGGTGGGCCACTTCAACTCAAAGAGCGGGTTGCCCAACTCATCATTCAAGATGCCAGTCTCATGGTTGCCCAGGGCATCCATCAGCTTTGGCTCAATGGACTTGGCCAGGGCCTCTGCTGCCTTGGCTGCTCTCCTGGCGTCATAGTAGGTCATCGCCAGGTCTGCGATAGGCTCCAGGTCCATCGGTGGCAGACTGTCATCAGCCTGGCTATGAACCTTGGCTGCATCGACACCATCGACAGCGGGATACCAGTCAGGTCCGTCCAGGCGTCTGTAGAAGTCCTTGCCGGCGTCAATCAGTTCATCGAAGCGATCCTGGTTTGCCTCATAGACATAGAGGACAAGGCGGGTGCCCTGGTAAAGCGTGGCTATCACGCCCCACTTCGCGCCATAGCACATCATCTGCATGTCCAACTGCCTGGGCCCACGGTATGGGGGCGGGACATCTGTGTATGGCGCAGAGGTCAGCTTGCTCTCTACCACCCCATTCCCCTCTAGCGTCATACTATCCTGGCCATTCATCAGCTTGATGCTGTCACTGGCATGGATCGTCTTGCTGTCGTTGAAGATGATGGCATCCAGGCTGACCTCAAACAAATCCTCATAGGCATAGACCTTGGTGATCTCATCGTTGTATTTGTCGAAGCCCAAACGCTGGGCACACTTGCCGATGATGAAGGGCTCCAGGTCGTTGCCCAACTCTGTGGCTTCATTCCCGGAGAACGTATCTGTCTGATAGTTCCCCCTGCCCTGGGCGTTGAGGATTTTTGCAATGAGATCGTTTGGGTACATATACGGGCTCTCACCCATCAGCACCGGAGCAGTGTGGCCAGTCAGCTTGGCATCGCTTGTGATTTTACCAACCATCTTAGCGCCCCAGGAATTCCAGCATATGCTGGTCAAGAGCATCTGAGATTGAGATCAGATAGATGAATCCGCCGAACAGAAGAAACGCAGCCAGCAGTTCGCCCAGGAAAGTGAAAATCTGCTTGATCGTGTAACTCTTCTCAGTTAACTGAGTTGACCTAGTTTGGTAAGTTGAATTGATTATATGATTCAAGATGTTGCGGTTGGCCACTGACTTGTCGCTATATACATTATGCGACATATCTTCAGGTTTGCCCATTGTATCCACCTGTCTTTCCATGTTTGTTCTCCAACATAGTAGTGTAACCAAGAGCCAAACGGTAGAGTTGCTTGACCCACAATATGTGGTGATTACCGTGCCCCCCGGAAATCCTCGTAAGGACGGCGCGGATCAGAGTAGCCCCTGTCTGCATCGACCTTGAGGTTCCGGTGACATTGGTAGGCATAGGAGCGAAGCAGATACATCTTGCCGATGGTGTTCGTCTCGGACTGTTGCGCGTCTTTCAACTGCTCAACCAGGTTGCTCAAATGATAGACCGCGCTATCAAGATGCTCTGCTTTAAGAGACGGGATGGTGATGCGGCAAGCAGACTTGCCCCCAAGTAGCTTTGAGCGATGTTCCTCATTGGCAAATCGCTTTGCCCTGGCAGTGGCACTGCCCTTATAAAGGCCGTATATCTCACGCGCCTCTTGCTTGGCTTTATCAAACTCACTCATCTTACCAACACCCGGTTCTCTATTCTTTCCCATATCGTTCACCTCACTTTCCAAAATATTTCTGAGAACCAGGAAATCAATGTCAACTGGCTTGACGCAGTTTCTGCAATGATGACAGTGCCGCAAAGGCATCAACAACCCCGCTCTCTCGCACCGTGTCAAAGTTGAATTTAGCATAACTCTCACCCGCCTCAATCAAGGTGGGACTTGCTCTATATCGTTTACGGGACTCAGGTTTGGCCAACTCAGCCCAGCCCTCTGCGGCACATTCCTCAATCAAGTCATGAACCGCCTGACGGGACACACCAAGTTGCTCTGATATTTCTGTTTTGGTGTAAGGCTGGTTGACATAGGTTGCGAGGCACAAGACACGCGCAAGGGCGTTTCTGGTTGGTGTTGAATTGAAATACCGCTGGATTTTGTTGTTCATCCTGGTCTGGCGATACTTAAAAACTGTTATTTCTCTTATAAATAATTCCTTGGCATATGCTTTGAACAAAGTGGTTTCAACAGCTTCCATCGGCGGGGCTGTCGCCCAATCATCATGGGTTTGCATAACGCCACCATTTGGAATGCCCCCTTCATGAGGCTTGTTTTCTTTGTCAGTCATCCCTCAATCCTCTTCACCAGGTTGCGGACACTGCTGAGTGCCCAGGTGGTATTGCCGCGGAAGGTCCTAGCCCCCCTGGCCTCTAATCCCTTGCCCATCTTCTCCAGGGTATCGCATCCATATGTGCGGAGTTCCTGGACGATGGGCCGTAACTCCTCGGTCCATTCGTCAATGCTGGCCTTTGTGGCCGCACCGCCGGCCTTTGCGCCCTTCTCTGGTGTTGGGGTGCCTAGCTTGTGACCCCTCGCCTTCTTGGCCGCGAGAGCGCTCTTGGTACGCTCTGAGATCAGTTCGCCTTCATACTCTGCAATGTTGGCCATGAGTTGCAGGACAAACTTAGTGGCGGCTGGTGAGTGCATCTGCGGAATGTCACAAGCGATGACCTGGACACCAGACTCCAGGAGCGCGGTCAGGAACGCCAGGTTACGGGTCAGACGGTCAACCCTGGCTATGATCAGCGTGGCGTTCTCTGCTTTACATTGTTGGAGAGCGGCTTTGAGTTGGCGGCGATGGCGGTCAGACCGCTTGCCACTCTCTGTCTCAGTGTATTCAGCGATCACATCCCACTCACCACCATTGAGATGGTTGTTGATGATCTCGCGCTGCGCCTCTATGCCAAGGCCCGACTGGCCCTGGCGTTGGGTCGAGACCCTGAGATAGGCGATGAACTTGCCGCTATGGGGTGCCATCACCCTCTCCTGTTTTCTGTGTTTCACATTCGCCTGTCACATAGAGCGTCATTGTGCCGGGCTCGATCATGTCGCCCTCTTCTGCAAGCCACTGCTGCAAAATCCTGCCAATCTTGTTGTGGATTTCATCTGGTAT